ATTCGAGTACTTCTTCTGCTCCTCGCGCCACTGGCGGATGCCGTCGCGACCCCGGTTCAGGAACGGCAGCATGGTGGCGCCGGCCTTGCCGAACAACAGGATAGCCGCCGCGTTCTTCTCGACCTCGTCTTTGTTGTTGTGAAACGCTTCGGCGAAGTCCTCGAGCGACTTGTCGACGTTCTTGACGTGGCCGTTGGCGTCGCGCAGCGAGAAGCCCATGCGCCGGAACAGCAGCGCGGCGTCCTTGTTCTTGCCGGTGGCCGCGTCCTCCATCACCTTCTTGAGCTTGACCAGGCCCTTGTCGAGCGCTTCGGCGTCGACCCCGGTTTCCTTGGCACCGAGTCGCCAGACCGCGAGGTCCTTCGCCGATACGCCGAGCTTCTCGGCCGACAAGCGCAGCCCCTTGAAGCTCTCGGCGGAATCGCGCGTCATCTTGATGAGGCCGTCCAGCGTCAGCGCCGAGCCGATCGCGCCCAGCGCGGGCAGCCAGGAGGTGAGCGAGCCGAGGCCGCCGCGGAACTTGCCGGAGACCTTGTCGATCGCATCGCCGACACGGCCGAGGGCGCTGGTCTTGGGCGAGCCGACCGCCTTGTTGAAGCTCTGCACGGGGGCCCAGGCCGACTTGGCGGCCGCGCTGACCTTGCGGAAGACCTCGCTGAGGGCGTCCTCGCCGAGGATCTTGGTGAAGAAGAAATACATCGGTCAGCCTTTCGGCGTGAATTTCTCGATCACGCGGTCGGAATCCGCGAGCCAGGCGTGGAAGACATCGACCGGGCAATCCCACACCGCCGTCGGCGCCAACCGCCAGATCCAGGCGAGCTCGTGCACGATCTCGGTCAGTCGCCGGGCGCCGAAAGCGGCTTCAAGCGCAAAAAAGGCTGGAGGGCCTCCGAGCAGATCTGGAAGTCGAGCGCGTTCATGCCCTCGATCTCGACCGGCGACAGCTTGTCGACCGAGCAGATCGACAGCAGCAGGATGCCGGCCGACTCCTCGCCCTGGCTCTTGGCGCGCTGCGAGACCTGCTTCACCTGGCCGACCGTGGGCGGCCGGAAGGTAAGGACGTCGAGCATCGTGCCGCCGTCGGCCGCCTTCTTCAGCGGAACCTTGAGCTCGACGGTGATCTCGGGCGGGATGACGAAGGATTTCTCGCGTTGGTCTTCGCTCATGGAAGTTCCTCTCCCTACGCCGCCGGCTTCAGCTCTTCGCCGCCGGTGCCTTCCCAGCGGATCTTGAGCTTGGCGTCGTCGCCCTCGGGCTCGATGTCGCCGGCGACGCGAGCGCCGCGCAGCACCAGCTGCATGCCGGTCGCGAGGGTCACGGAGACGGTGGCGTCGGCGATCGCCATCAGGTCGGCGGTCGTGTAGCTGCCGTCGAAGGTGAAGTCGCCCTCGATGTACGGCACCTTGGGCTCGAGCGTGCTGCCGTGAACGCGCCCGTCGCGCCCCGCGACCGCGGTCGCGGCGAATACCTGGAAGTTCCATTTCAGCGAGCCGCGGAAGGGCAGCACGTTGCCGTTGTAGGCGACGTCGCCGTAGCCGCCGATGGACTTGGTCGTGGACATCGATCAGGCCTCCGGGCCCAGGGACGAGAGGGGGAAGGGAACCGAACGCCGTTCGCGTCCCGAGAAGAGAGGAAGAGGGAAGCGAACGGCGTTCGGCGGAGCATTTTCCGGCAACCCGGAAAACGCGCGGTCGGGCGCCCCGGCCGTGGGGACCGCCCTTTGGATCAAGGGGTCGGGTAGATGTGGAACTGGCTGAGCACCGCGAAGATGCGCAGCTGGCCGACCAGCGACGGCGGGAACAGGATGTCGACGCGGTCGGGGTTGTTGTTGTTGATCTGGACCAGGACCTGGTCCTTGAAGGCGTCGACATTCTGCAGCCAGCCGTCGACCTCTTCCATGATCCGCAGCTGGGCGATGATGTAGGCGCGCAGCTTCGAGGGCGTGGTGACCGCGGCGCCCGGCGCGATGCGGGTGCCGTCGGCGGCGAGCTTGTAGCGCGGGAAGTCGGCCAGCAGGCGCGAGCGGATGCGCCGGTGCACCGCCATCAGGGTGAAGGTCTTCTCGACCGCCAGCCAGGCATCGTCGGGGATGTTGTTGCCGTTGAGCTGGTAGGTCGCGATCCAGCGCTCGACGTAGCAGTTGCCGAAATTGTCGATCGTGAAGGTCGACAGGCCCGACCACAGGAACTGCTGGCGCTGCGTCATGGTGAAGGCGCCGGCCGAGCCGAGCGGCGGCGCCATCACGCCGGGGATCAGGATGCCCTGGACCGGGCGCGCCGGGTCGTTGCGCAGCACCACGGCCGAGGCGGCGACCGCCGCGGCGATGAATTTCCACACCGGCGTCGGCGTCTGGTAGATCGGCATGACCGAGATGTGCGGATCGTTGCGGGTCAGGCCGAAGGTCACGGCCGTGGCGAAGCTCGCGCGCTTGGCGGTGAAGACGTGGCCCCACAGCATCTTGTCGTACGCCCAGCGCCCGTCGGTCGCGGCGTTCATGAAGTTCGCCGCCGCGGTCAGGTTGCCGGCGTCGGTGAACGGCATGGTGATGTAGTCGTAGGTCGTGTCGCCCAGGCCCGCCAGCGCGGCGGTGATGTCGGGATCGGTGGCGCCGGCGACCGCGCCGCCCATGGCGACGATGGCGGCGGCGAAGGCGGTGGGCAGCACTTCGCCCGCCGGCCCGCCCAGCACCGCGAAGGCGAGCTGGACGTCGTTGCCCAGCGTGCCCTTGTTGCGCGCCGTCAGCGTCACGACCGCGTTCACCGCGGCGGCGGTGACCGGCAGGTCGGGCGCCGCGTTGATCGCCGCGGCGATCTCCGTCGCGGTCTGGTTGATGGTCTCGGCGCCGGAGACGGCGACCGGGACCTTGACGTCGCCGACATAGAGCGGGATCGAGCCCGGCGCGGTCGGCGCGGCGGTCACGGTGATGGTGCCGGTCGCGGCGACCGCGCCGCCGGCGTCGGCGATCGGCAGGCAGGTCAGGAGGCCGAACGGATCGGCCTTGCGCCAGGCGGCGACCATGTTGGACAGCATCGAGCCGACGCCGAAGTAATTGTCGGCGTCGATCTTCGAGGCGACCACGATCGGCGTGCCGGCGACGGCGGGCAGCGCGATCGCCGAGGCCTGGCCGATCAGCAGCGCGCGGCCGGGATCGAAGGCCCGGCCGGCCCTGGAGGCATCGGTCTCGATGAAGGCGCCGGGCAGGCGCAGCGCCGCCGGGATCTGGTTGAACGGGATGTCGAGCACGGGCGATCCTCCTTATTCCTGGGCGGATGCCGGCGCGGCATCGAGCAGCTCGCCGCTTCCTTCGGCCGCGAGCTGGTGCCAGTACGCGGTGTCCGGCACCCACATGCCGCCGGGCGGCACGATGTTGCGGGTCGAGGGATTCGGGATCTGCACCGGCACGGTCTTGCCGTCGAGCTCGACGGTGCCGGGCACGAAGTACTTGCGGAGCTGCTGCATGGGCGTCCTCATTGCGGAAGATCGATCTCGGCCTCGACCGTGACGTCGGACGGCGCGCCGGAAACGTTGGGGTTGATCTGGACGTCGGCGATCGCGAGCGGCACGCCGGAGGTCGGCTTGTAGTCGGTGTGGCCGCCGCCCAGTTCGAGCTCGATCTGGAATGCGATCCAGTCGTGCTCGGTCGCGTCCTTGCCTTCGCTATCGTCCAGCTTCTTCGCGTTGACGCCTTCAACCCAGCCGAATAGCTGCAGGAAGCTCGAATCTTCCAGCAGCGTGTCGAGTACCGCCTGGATCACCTGCTCGCACAGCTGGTCAAGGTCGGCCGCGTCCTCGCGGCCCTGGGCGACGAAGCCGTTGATGTGGATCGTCTCGGTCACCTCGAGCTCGGGCAGCTGGCGGTTGACGCCCTGTCCGCGCTCCTCGATGAACCGGCAGCTCAGCCCCTTGAGGGTGCCGTCCGGATACTCCTGGAAACGGTTGGCGCGGACATAGACGCCGGCGAGCGGCGTGCCGGGCGCTGCGGCCGTGACCGCGGTGCGCAACCGGGCAAGCGCCTGGCGGCCGAGAAAACCGCCGAACAGCTCAGGGACCGGCACGGCTCACCTTCAGGCGCAGCATGGCGCCGGTCTGATCGCTGTTGTGCTCGATCGAATCGACGACGTAGGTGCGCGCGTTCGGCCCGGTGGTTAGCACCAGGCGGTCGTTGACCGCGACGGTCGTGCCCAGCGCCGTCAGATCGGCGGTGTGCACCCAAGCGGCCGGCCGGGTCGTGCTGACCATCTCGCCGTCTTGAAGAGCCTGGTCGACATAGGCGGCGTCGAACTCGGCCGGGATAGGAATCGGCGCGCCCTGGGCGACGCCGTTCGCCATCTTCTGCAGCTGCACGCCGGTCTCGTCGAAGGCGTGGACGACCGTGCCGTCGAGCCGATCGGCAAGGTCGCGCCAAGCCAACGGACTAGACCAGCTGCTCGTCCGCGGTCTTCTTCGCCTTGGCCGCCGCCTTCTTGGCGGCCTCGGCCTCGGCCTTCTCGGCCGCCTCGACCTTCTCGAGCTCGGCCGCGAACCAGGCCTCGGCCTCGTCCTTGGCGTCGCCGACGAACTCGAGCGCGGCGGCACGACGGCCGGCGAAGGCGACGCTGTCGCTCACCTCGCCGAACCAGTTCTGCGGCCAGGTCTTGGTGATGCGGGCGTCCAGCGCGTGGCTGAACGACGTCTTGAACTTCACGTCTTTCATGGAAGTCTCCGGGTTGACGCGGGCGATCAGTGATGCAGCCCGAACGGCGTTCGGGCTGCACTCTCATCGTCGGCGAGGGCGAGGGATCAGGTGAGGCCGGCCGTGCCGGCGCCGGTGCCCATGTTGCCCTTGATCAGGACCAGCGGCTTGTTGCACAGCGGCAGCGGGTTGGACTCGGTGTAGAGGTCCATGCGCCGGTTGTACTTTTCGACCGCCGAGCGGGCGTAGAAGCGCAGGCCGGGCGTGTTGACCTGGTCGAGGAAGGTCGGCGGCCCCCAGAAGGTGTCGAACGACTGCAGCGTGCCGATCGGCACGAAGCGGCAGGTGCCGGCCGGGATGAACTGGGTCGAGGTCGAGGTGCCGTCGGCCGCCTCGTACGAGGCATAGGCGCGATACTCCTCCCACAGGATGCCCTGGAATGGGAAGGCGCGCTTGCGCTTCACCATCGTCAGGTCGTCGTTGATCGGGTTCATCTCGAGCTGGGCGGTGTAGAGCTGGTAAGCCTTCAGCACCGTCGGGTTGGCCAGCATGTTGTCGAAGAAGTCGGGCGCGCAGAACGCGTGGACGTGGTCGAACGGGTCGCCCAGCAGCTTGTCCTGCATCCAGCGCTTCACCTGGTTGCACAGGTGCACGACGTTGTAGGAGTTGCCGACCCAGTCGAAGTAGACGTTGGGCTCGGTGACGCCGAACTCGGTGAAGACGTTGAGCAGGGTCGACCCGTCATAGTCGAGCAGCAGGCCCTGCAGCATGCCGGCGCGCATGTGCTCGATCGTGATGTCGTGCTTGTTGCGCATGGTGATGAACTTGCGGTTCACCACGTCCATCACCGTCTCGATGCGCGGCGGCACGCCGAAGCCGCGCACGTTCTGCACCTCGTCGGCGCTGACCGCGTCCTCGTGCGGGATGTGGGTGATGGTGAAGTTCTTCGCCGAACGCCGGCCGACGCCGCCGACCGAGGCGGGACCGCCGCGCGGGCGGGTCGGCAGGATGTAGAGCTGGTTGTTGCGGAACTCCATCGCCACCGTGGTGGTCGGGATCGGGCGATCGGGGAACACCTTGAGCTCGCCCAGCCGGCCCCACAGGATCGGTACCAGGTCGATGGACTTGGAGAGCTCGGTCACCGAGAAGGCGTCCGAGTTGAAGACGTCGAGAATCGGATCCATTTCGGACTCCTTGGACGGGTTACGGAAAGAGGGGACGCGGGACCGGCGGGTTGCCGGCGACGGGTTACGCCGGCTGCGAGGCCTTCAGGGACTTGGCCGCGAACGCGGCATAGGCGGCGTTCTTGTGCGCCTGGGTGGTGACGCCGGCGCCCCACACCAGGAACGCGGTGTCGACCACCGCCAGGCAGTCGAG